TTCTGGTGCAGTCTACTGCTTCTGATATTAACCTCCTCGGCGCAATAGAGATGGATAATCATATTAAAATAAAAAATATGAAAGCTAGAATATTTGCTCTAGTACATGACTCCATATTAGCCGAAGTACCAGATGGAGAATTAGATCATTATTGTGATGTATTACAATATTTCATTCAAAGAGATAGAGGTATCTCTATATCAGACGCTCCTATAGGATGTGACTTTGATATAGGAGACGACTACTCAATGGGTAAGTTTGTAGATCAGTATGGAGACTATATGAATGATTGAGAGTTTATATAGTAACCTCTGGGGTGTTCCTGTTTATAAAGAAAAGGTTAATTACATTTTTGATAAAGATGTTCAAGACTTTGTTGACAAATATATAAAAAACACAAAACCTTTGTCCGTTCCGGGAGGGGTTCAGGTATTTAAAGATAGAGGTAAGTTTTTAGAAAATCTTAAACTAGAGAAAATAAAAGATTTAGTAAATCAACACGCACAAATTTTTAGAGATAGAATTATGGAGTGTACAAATGAATTACAAATGACGTCAAGTTGGCTTACTATAAATCATAAAGGTGATAGTCATGCCGCGCATAAACATCACCATACAATTTTTTCTGTATGTTATTACCCAAAAGCAGAATCTGGGGATTTAGTGCTACAAGCACCAAACTCTAAAAATATATTTCAGAAAGACTATCATTTTGGATTTTCATACAGTAAATTCAATACATGGAATTCGCGTAATTGGTCTATACCAGTTTTATCTGGTGATATAGTTATATTTCCTGGTTGGGTAGTTCACTTTACTACACCAAATGAATCTGATACTCCTAGACTTATGATTGGTGCCAATTATTGGCTAAAAGGTGATATGAAATTCAGTAATGAGCAGGACCATATTATAATTTAATGATAGTTACGTACAAAACTCTGGATAGAGTAGAGTTTCCAGTATTTATTTTACCATCAAGTAACTGGGATTTAACAGATGGATTACTATATCTAGACGGAGAACTAGTAGACGATAGGAATATGTCAGGGAAGACACTAGGCCAGAGAAGGCTTCAAACCCCACATAAAGGACTTCTACCTTTAAAAAAATCAGTTAATAGTTTAGTTGGTATTTTAAAACAGTATCCTTACTACTTTATAGATAGTAAAGGAGTACCTTTTATATATCAAAAAACTGTAATATTACAGTTAAAATACAGAAAGATAAGAAAAATAGAAAGGAAAACTACAGCCTCTTTAATCTGGATAGATAATTGGAAATTTCCATTTACTATACCCAGACCACCTGCTCCTGAAATGTTATGGGCAGGACTATTATTTATGAAAGGGCTCCCTTGGATAATTTATGAGTACTCAGAAACAGACAAGAAAAGTACTCGAAGGAAAGTATGAAAGCTGTACTAAGTAACAGGATTTATTTAGATGTAACTCCAGAAGTTCAAGAAGAACTGGATAAGGAACTTACATATGTAGTACCTCCAAAAAATCCAAAGGACCTGGTTCCCCAAGTAATAAAAAACATGGCAGTTATACGACCAGGCATAGTAACTATTCCCATAGGTCGTACTGATTTGATACCCCATGGACATGAGATCGTAGATAAAAGAATAATAAAACCAGAAACATTCCCTGAGTTTAAATACGAGCTAAGAAAGAGCCAACAAGAAGTACATGATACAGTAGAAGATAACTGTATAATAAATGCTTGGGTTAGTTGGGGCAAAACTTTTACAGGTCTATCAATAGCTGGTAAACTAGGTCAGAAGACATTAGTAGTTGTTCATACTATTCCCCTAAGAAATCAGTGGGCAAAAGAAGTAGAAAAAGTATTTGGATTTAAACCTGGAATCATTGGTAGCGGACAGTTTGATACTAATAGTTCTATTGTGATAGGAAATATCCAAACTCTTTATAGGAATATAGAAAAAATTCGTAAAGAATTTGGAACTCTCATCTTAGATGAAATGCACCATGTCAGCAGTCCTACTTTTTCTAGAATATTAGATACAAACTACTGTAGATATAAAATTGGCTTGTCAGGCACTATAGAACGTAAAGATGGAAAGCACGTTGTGTTTAGAGACTACTTCAGTCCTAATGTTCTTAAGCCTCCAAAAGAAAATTTTATGGCTCCAGTAATAAATGTACTACATTCAGAAGTAAGATTTCTAGATGGCGCAAGAATACCTTGGGCCAATAGAGTTACAAATCTATCGAGTAATGAAGAGTATAGACATACAGTATCAATGTTAGCGGCTGCATATGCTCACAAAGGCCATAAAGTTTTAGTAGTAAGTGATAGAGTGGCATTTCTAAAAAGCTGTGCGGAGCTTACAGGAGAGAAAGCTGTCTGCGTTACTGGTGAGATTCCACAAGAGGAACGAGAGAGATTAATAAATGAACTTCGATTTGGAAATAAAAACGTATTATACGGAACCCAAGCAATTTTTTCAGAAGGGATTTCTATTAATGAATTAAGTTGTTTAATCCTAGGCACACCCATTAACAATGAACCTTTATTAACCCAACTAATAGGGCGAATTATAAGAAAAGAAGAGAACAAACTAACCCCTGTAATCATTGATATTCACCTCAAAGGGGACACGGCCAGAAGGCAGGCGTCTAATAGAGTTGGATACTACATGAAACAAGGGTATCAAATAAAAGAGCTTTGAAAAATAGTTCTTGACATTAACCTTAAAGATTGATATAATATATGCTGTTGTACGATTGGCGAAAAATATATAAGAAATCCGGTGGTAACGTTTTAGAGATATTTTATATACTTGAAATGCTAGTAAACAAATCTATCCCCACACATAGGGGAGACAAACTTTACAAATATAGTAAGGTTGATTTTAATGGACTAAGTTTTATAGTCCATCCAGATGTCCTATTGTATAACTCGTACAAACATTCCTATAAGGATATAGCAGCGTATTTAGCAACTGCATCATTTAGAAGTCTTGCAGAATACGCTGCGACACAAACCACAACATTAGAATTATTGCATATTCCATTTGCAGATTTTCTTGTTGAAAACATTAAAACAAACAGTCTACTTCGTGTAGAAGATGAGTTAGTTCACTTTCTATATGAAGAAGTCCCGAAGGAGAAGCACTAATGGCTATTTCATTTAACCAACAAAAGGGCGCAGCCCAAAAGAATTCCATCCTTAGCTATACTTATAAAGATGGAGATAATAAAGTTCGTGTCGTAGGCGATATACTTGCCAGGTACGTTTATTGGATTGAAGGAACAAATGGTAAGAATATACCTTTTGAATGTCTTTCATTTGATAGAGACTCAGAACGATTTAATAACAAAGAAAAAGATTGGGTACGAGAGTATTTTCCCGATCTTAAGTGTGGCTGGAGTTATGCTACACAATGTATTGATCCTGCCGATGGCAAGATTAAAGTACTAAACCTAAAAAAGAAACTGTGGGAACAAATTATGATTGCCGCAGAAGATTTAGGTGACCCTACCGATCATCTCAAAGGTTGGGATATTTGTTTCAAGCGAGTAAAGACCGGTCCTCTAGCTTATAATGTAGAGTATCAATTACAAGTGTTAAAGTGTAAAACTCGTTCTTTAACTAAAGACGAACAGGAAGCTGCTGACGAAATCAAATCTATGGATGATGTTATGGCTAGACCAACTCCAGACGCTCAAAAAGAGCTTTTGGATAGCATAAGAAAAGCCACTGTTGAAGATGTAGATGAGACTCTTGAAGACGAATTTGATGTGGCATGATACTATTCACAGCCGATTGGCATCTAAAGTTAGGCCAAAAAAATGTCCCGAAAGAATGGGCATTAAATCGGTACGAGTTATTTTTTGAAGCAATAAGAGAACAAGAAAAGTCATGTGCCATGCACATTATAGGGGGCGATCTATTTGATAGGTTGCCCACTATGGAAGAGTTAGAATTATATTTTTCTTTTATATCCAAAGCCCAACGACCTACCATAATTTTTGATGGTAATCATGAAGCCACACGAAAGAATAAAACATTCTTCACTCAACTAAAAGATGTCACTAGACAGATAAATCCATTAGTCAGTGTTATTGACATATCCTATGAGGATAAGGATTTAGGTTTTAGTATTCTTCCATACGCAGAACTTCATAAAGATAACAGCATTGAAAAGTTCAATCCCGATTGGCCTTTGTTTACTCATGTGAGGGGTGAAATACCCCCTCATGTGAAACCCGAGGTTGATTTAGCTAGGTTTGATCCGTTTCCAGTTGTGTTTGCGGGGGACTTACATGCACATAGTAATACACAAAGAAACATCGTCTATCCTGGTAGCCCTATGACTACCTCCTTTCATAGAACCGAAGTGAAAACAGGGTTTCTACTAATTGCTGAGAATACTTGGGACTGGATGTGGGAAGAGTTTCACCTACCCCAATTGATTAGAAAAACTGTAAAAAATGCTGAAGAAATGATTCCTACGGAATATAATCATACTATCTATGAAATAGAAGGAGATATTCAACAGCTGGCATCAATTAAAAACTCAGAGTTACTAGATAAAAAAGTAGTAAAACGAAACTCTGAGGCAGCCCTTCTAATTAATAAAGAAATGACTCTAGAAGATGAGCTAGTTGAATATTTAAAATATATACTAGAGATAGACCCTAACAACGTAACCGAGATCATAGGAACATTTAATGATTACTCTCAAAAGGCTCAAATGGAATAATTGTTTCAGCTACGGTAGTGACAACGAACTTGACTTAGATAGTAATAATGTTACACAAATAATTGGTAAAAATGGAATGGGAAAATCTTCTGTTCCATTAATTATTGAAGAAGCATTATATAATAAGAACTCAAAAGGAATAAAAAAAGCCGATATTCCTAATAGATATATCAATAATGGCTATGATATTCATTTAACTTTTAGTAAAGAAGATATTTTATATGAAGTAATTGTAAATAGAAAAGCAAGTATAAAAGTAAAGTTACTAAAAGACGGAGAGGATATCTCCAGTCACACTGCTACAAATACCTACAAGACCCTCCAAGAAGTCTTAGGTATAGATTTCAAAACATTTAGTCAATTAGTCTATCAGAACACCAATAGTAGTCTGCAATTTTTAACTGCTACAGATACGAATAGGAAGAAGTTCCTAATTGATTTACTACACTTGGAAGAATATGTCGTGTTGTTTGAGGTTTTTAAAGAAGCATCGAGACATGAAAATGCTAAGATCACCGAGATAAATGCGGCTATAGCAACGATAGAAAAATGGTTACGTGACAATAAATTGGAGACTACTACCATACTTCCAATGTTAAATTTAGAAATTGACACATCTCAAGACGAAGAGACTTTAAGGTCTTTATTATTACAGTTTGAAAATATCTCTGAAAAAAACAAAAAAATAAAAAATAATAATAGCTATAAAGACTTATTTAGACAGATAGATATTAATAAAGCCAATATAATAAATGCCAGTGAGTTGCTATCTTATGATGAGTTACAAACTGAAGATGGAAGTATAAAAGCTTCCATAAGTAATTCTAATAAATTATTAGAAAAGTTATTAAAGCTAGGAGATACTTGTCCTACTTGTGAGCAACCAGTAGATGGAAGATTTAAAAAAGACTTAATACAAGCCGAATTAGATAATGTAGAGGAGGCAAAAGAAAAAAGTGGCAACATACTCACACAAATTGGGAGGATTAAAACCAACAACGAACAGTACAAAAATAAGCTCAGTATTCAAAAAAATTGGGAAGATTTGTATAGCCGCATTGACCATAGCTTATCAAGTAAGCAAGTGGACGGCAATGAGCTTAATAGCCGCATTACAAGAGTTCGTGAAAGAATTCATACAGCAAAAGAAAAGCTGGGAGAAATCGCGAAAGAAAACGAAAAGCGCACAAAAAATAACACAAGGATCCAAATCATACAAGAACAAACGGAAGCGTTCAAAAAACAACTCCGAGAAGCAGAAAGCGAAGTTGAAAAGCACAATAAAGTCTTCATAAATTTAGAAATACTTAAAAAGGCTTTCAGTACAAATGGACTTTTAGCCTATAAAATAGAAAATTTAGTTAAAGAATTAGAAGAATTAGTCAATACTTATTTAGCTGAGTTTTCTGATGGTAGATTTACGCTTGAATTTGTAGTTTTAAATGACAAATTAAACGTACAAATAACAGATAATGGAAAGATAGTAGACATTCTAGCATTATCATCAGGTGAATTAGCTAGAGTAAATACCGCAACATTAATAGCAATTCGTAAGTTAATGAGTAGTATTTCTAAGTCAAGAATTAATATATTATTTTTAGACGAAGTAGTTAGTGTATTAGATGATCTAGGAAGAGAGAAGTTAGTAGAAGTTTTAACTCAAGAAGAAAATCTAAATACTTATGTAGTCAGTCATGGCTGGACACATCCACTATTAGATAAAATAGAAATAGTAAAAGAAGAAAATATAAGTAGGTTATATCAATAATGGTGGATTCAAGAGCAAAAGGCGCAAGAGGTGAATATCTAGTAAGAGATATGTTGAGGGAGTATACAGGTTTAAAGTTTGAAAGAGTTCCTTCTTCTGGTGCATTAGAGTATTTAAAAGGAGATCTCTATGTACCACACCAGAAAAATTATTACTGTATAGAAGTAAAAAACTATTCAGAGTCTCCTTTAAACGATAGAATGTTTACTGCTGAAAAAACTAATAATCTTATTCGGTGGTGGAAAAAATTAATATTACAAGCAGAAAATGGAAATCAAAAACCCTTGTTATTTTTTAAATATAATAGGTCTAAAGTATTTGTAGCAACTGAATATAAACCAAAGAGTTGCAAATATATGTTTATTTCCTGGTTAAACTGTTATGTCTTATTAGCAGAAGAGTGGTTAAATTCAGAAAATACAGAGTTCATAGAAAATGGCGTTTAATTTTTCAAAGGTACTAGAAAAAGATTCAGGCTCAGTACTAATAGTAGATTCGTTAAACTTAGCTTTTAGATGGAAACACCAAGGGAAAACAGATTTTTGTGAAGAATATGTAAGAACTGTTATATCTCTTGCTCATTCCTATAAGTGTGATAATATAGTTATTACCTCAGACCTAGGTACATCTACATATAGAAAAGCTATAAGTGCTGATTATAAACAGAGTAGAAAAGATAAATATGCAGAACAAACAGATGAACAGAAAAAAGCTTTTGAAGACTTCTTTGAAGAGTATGAAAAAACTTTAGTACGTTTATCTAAAGATTATCCTGTGCTTAGATTCAGAGGAGTAGAAGCAGATGATATTGCAGCATATTTAGTAAAACATAGAGACAAGTTCAAATATGAAAATATTTGGCTAATCTCTAGTGACAGAGATTGGGATTTATTAATACAAGAAGGGGTGTCCAGGTTCTCTTATGTTACGAGAAAAGAAGTAACAGTAGATAACTGGTCAACACATTACGAAGTAGATAGGGATAACTATATTTCATTCAAATGTTTAATTGGAGACAAAGGAGACAACGTAGCAGGTATCACAGGGATTGGTCCAAAGAGGGCTGCTAGCCTTATAAGAGACCTAGGAACTGCATACGATATTTATGATCATTTACCCATAGATAGTAGATATAAACATATACAGGAATTAAATGCTAACGGTGAGAGATTACTCACAAATTATCAATTAATGGATTTAATAACATATTGTGAAGATGCAATTGGAGCTGATAATATATCAGAGATAGACCGGAGAATTATAGATGGATATTTACTACAATAGGGATAAATACTTATCTGAGTTCAGTATAAAAACTCTGAATGATAGATACATGTTGAACAATGAAGTTTCTCCCCAAGAAGCTTTTGCGCGTGCTGCGAACGCATTTGCAGACGATGAAGCCCATGCACAAAGATTATATAATTATGCCAGTAAGTTATGGTTTATGTTTTCTACTCCAGTTCTAAGTAATGGTGGCACCACTAGAGGTATGCCTATAAGTTGTTTTTTGAATCATGTGGAAGATAGTAGAGGCGGAATAACATCTCACTATACTGAGAACGCTTTTCTGTCCTCAGTAGGTGGAGGCATTGGAGGTAACTGGAGCAGTGTTAGAGGAGTAGGTTCTTCAACCAGTAACGGCTCTGAAAGTACGGGAGTGATTCCGTTTTTAAAAGTAGTGGATGGGGAAATGTTAGCATTTTCTCAGGGTATAACTAGGAGAGGAAGCTATGCAGCCTATTTGGACATATCTCACCCAGAAGTGGAGGAGTTTCTTGATATTCGTAAGCCAACTGGAGGCGACATTAATAGAAAATCTATTAATTTGCACCACGCTATTGTTATTACTGATGACTTCATGCGTCTCATAGAAGGCGCAACAAGAGAAGAAAACTTTGATGACTCTTGGGATTTGATTGATCCCCATACGAACAAAGTAGTAAAGACTGTACCTGCAAAAACACTGTGGGTAAAACTTATACAAAATCGTGTAGAAACTGGCGAGCCTTATATAATGTTTAAAGATACCGTTGATAAGGCTTTACCAGAATTTCAACAAAAATTAGGTCTAAAAGTCCGTCATTCTAATTTATGTTCAGAAATTACACTGGCCACAGACGAAGATCGAACAGCCGTTTGCTGCCTATCAAGTGTAAATCTGGAGGAATACGATGAGTGGAAAAATAATGACTTATTTATCCCAGATCTTATTAGAATGTTAGATAATGTACTTGACCATTTCATTCATAACGCTCCCCCAGAACTACACCGAGCAGTTTATAGTGCCAGGCAAGAAAGAAGTCTAGGCTTGGGAGCGATGGGATTCCATGCATATCTACAGAGACACAGTATCCCGTTTGAATCAGTTATAGCGAAAGTTAGGAACAAAAATATGTTCCGTGAAATAAAGGAGAAGGCAAATGAAGCAACAAAACTTTTGGCAAAAGAGCGTGGAGAATGTCCTGACGCTGTTGGCTGTGGCGTTCGCAATTCCCATCTATTGGCTATTGCTCCTAATGCTAGCAGCAGTATTATTTGTGGTAACACTAGCCCAAGCATTGAACCCTATCGCGCTAACGCATTTGTACAAAAAACTAAGACAGGAAGTAGCCTTCTCAAAAACGAATACTTAGAACATTGTCTAGATGAAATAGGTATGAATAATGCTGATATATGGCAAAGTATTATTACTCACGATGGTTCAGTACAACATTTAGAATTTCTAGATCAAGACACAAAAGATATATTTAAGACTGGAGTAGAAATGGATCAAAGATGGCTTGTAGAGTTTGCTGCTGATAGGCAAG